CCAATACAGATTAAAAATGGAAAGATAAAAAAAAGGGGAGCAATTAAGCTCCCCAGTTTATTTGTATGGAACGGTTAACCCGTCCTTCTTGTTATTCGTATTAGAACAAGTTAGATACACGAACTCGTCTGTAATACTCGTTAACGTCTCTAGTAAGAGCACCATTACCTTGGGCAGAACCCTCAGCAAATGGGTTAGCAACCATGCCGTAACGAGTTTTGAACCCGATTTTTGGCTGGAAGCTGTTCTCACCAACTGCACGAACCATTTGTAATGGTACATATGGGCAGTAGAAGAGGCCTGCATCGAATGCGCTAGAACCTTTATAGCCTACAACTAAGTAGTTGCTTCCGGCATATGGATCAATGTACACTCTGTAGCGACCGTTAAGCACACCAGCGAAGGTGTTGCCTGTGTCGTCTACTTGCAAGTTGTTGGAGTTAAGAGCTGGTGTGTAATCAAGTACACCGGCCATTTGCAATGCTGATGCAACGTCAGAAGAACAGATAACCATGTTACCTTTACCACGACGTGTACCTTTTGCAATTGCGTTCGCTTCTTGTTCGATTTGGAACATTAAGCCTTTGAACTTCTCAACTGACCAACGACCGTTTGCATCGACGTCTAAGTCGAATGTACCGGGAGCGGCTGTACCAGCAGCACCAGTTACGGCTGATGTGTAGATTGAGCGAACTAATTCACGGTTGATTTCAACTAAGATTTCAGACTGTAGAATGTTTGCTAGTTCTGTCTCAGCGTCTAAACCGTGTACGGCTTTAAGATCCTGAGCAAGCTCTGTTGTGTATTCTGCTTTCAATGCACGTGATTTAGCAGCAACTGTAACTTTTTCAATTGAGAAAGCCATTTCTGCGAAACCAGCGCCAACACCGTCACCAAGTGCTTCAGCAGCTGCAGTGTCCATGCCTTTACCAGTAACTACGGAACCGAATGCTGTTCCACCAGTTGTAGTACCATTTGGATTGGCTGCATCGCCAGAGAAGCCTGTGTTTGCTTCGCCGAAGAATGCTTCTCCACCAGCTTGGTTTGTGTACTTGGAACGCATTGCAAAGATCAAGCCAGTTGGGCCTGTCATTGGCTGAACGCCAGCAATGTCGTATGCCATCAAGTTTGGCATTGCACGACGTACTAAGCTGATAAGTACTGGGTCGTAACCAGCTACTGGGCCGGTTGCTGTTGCACCGGCTGTGAAGCCGTCTGCGCCTGCAGCGTTAGTTGGTGCTGCTTCTGAAAGTAATGAGCTCATTGAAGCAGACATATCGCCTGATTCCATTAAAGCTTTTTCTGTGTTTTCGAGGATCGTAGCAGTTACGCTTCTACGATGCTGATCTGTGATTGCAGTGAAAGAGTCATGCTCGAGAACCGGGCCCCACTTTTCCACTAGCGCTTGATAGTTTGACTGTGCCATTTGATGTCTATCTCCTTGGTTAATAAAGTTCTATCTGGGTATATTTATAATTATGTGTTTTTACCGAAATATTAATTACGCGAGTTTAAGAATGCTGTGATAGCGTTAATTGAGGAATGCTCTGAAACAGGAGCTTTGGCTTCTGATTCTTCTGTGAGGATTTCTTCTTCAACGACTTCTTCAGCAACTACCTTAGGCTTTGCAAAGAATGATTCTTTGAGAGTTTCTAAGTCAGCCTTGTACTCATCCATATTTGCGGCGTCAAGCTTTTCAGAAAGAACTTTTAATCTCTCACGTTGCGTGATTGTGAGATCTTCAGTCATTTCTTCGAAAACTCTTTCAGCTTTAAGTGAAGCGAGATGCTTTTGAAGTTCTACATTTTCAGTAATTTTTTCGTTTGCAGTGCTTTTAAGGGCTTCAATTTCTTCTTCCAAGCCTTTTACCACGTCAACTGTATCTTCGTCAACTTCGATATTATGCTCTTCAAAAAGACCTTTGAGGCCATCCATTAAGGATTCTGCCATTTCAACTTTAATGCCAGCCTCAATAGCGAGTTCATTTTCTTTCATCCACTCTTCTACTACGTAGTCAAGATATGAATCAAGATTATCAACAACTCCGTTAACGCCTTCTTCAATAGATTGGTTCATCTCTGTTTCGAGACGCTCTGTTGTTTCCGCGATAACTTTGTCTGCTTTGGCTGTTGCAGCTTCATTTACTGCAGCTTCGAAAACAAGTGTTGCCTTGTTTTTGAAATCTTCTGATAGGTCCATGCCTTCGAACATTGCGGCAATAGATTCGTCAAGCTCAATTACTTCTTCAACGATTTCTTCTGCTTCAACTTCTGGAGCCGCTTCTTCTTTAACAGAAGCACCTTGGCCTGGAGTGACTGCATCTACTTTATCTGCAGAGCCGTCAACAGACTTTTTAACGTCTGCCTTTTTCTTTTTTATTGCGCCGCCAGCACCAGTGACCGGTTCAGCGACTTCTGCTGCTGGAACACCTGCACCGCCGGATTTTTCGACGAACTTTTCGTCTAGCTCATTTGACATATGTTCTACTCCTTTTAATTAAGCTATTCTATATGTTTACTATTTATTAAAAAATCAATTTCTAAGCGAATTAATAAACCGTTCGAACAGCTTAGCTGCCGTGGACTCATCAACCCTTCTAACTACTCTTCTGACTTCTTTTTCAATTTCTTCCTGAATTTCTTCTATGACTTCCTCTACTTGTGGTGCTGACGGTAGCCAGTGACCTGAGGCAATGTCGTAATAAAATTCAGCGTTTTCCATAATGCCGTTCACAAAACAGTTAGGGCCTGAAGGATCGGTGACAATGTCCACTGTTGATAAGTGAAAATCGTCTTGAACTTCCATAATCCCAGACTTCATTGGTTTAACTGATCCCAACCCTCTAGTTGAAACACCAATTTTAACGTCTTCGTCCATGAAAGTTTTTACGATTTCTCCCATTGGTGTACTTAGAATTTTGGCTTTTCCAACAAAGTCGGACCCATCTCTTTTCATTTCAGTGATAAGGTGTGATACTCTATCACCGTTAATGGTTGGAGTTTCTGGGTGACCAAGTTCTCCAAGGGCTCGTTTAGTTTCGATGAAGTCTTTGTTATAGCGATTCATCTCATTCTCAAGAATCCCAGCAGGATAAATTCTCCCGTTGCGATTTTTGATGTCTCCTTGCATAAAGATTCCTTCAATGAAATAAGACTTTTTCCCAGTCGCTTCATTGAGCTCTGTCGCAATTTGAAGATCTTCTGTTACTTCAGTAATTAATTTCATTGGTTCAATCCTTACTTAAATTACTATTATATTTATAATAAATTATAAAGCTTCTCTCGCAAATCCAAGAATCTCCTCAAAGCCGCTTTTATCTTTCTGGGCAACTTCGCTGAGTTTCTTTTGGTTTTGACGTGATAAGTCTTTAAACATTGCAGTTAATGCTTGTGCATCTTCTTTTTTAAGAACTACCTGAGATCCGTCTTTAAGTCTCATAGCGCCAGGTTTAAATTTCATTGCTTCTTCTAACGCAACTGATTCATTTGTTCCCATAACATCTTGGCCTATATCATCAGTTTTATCTGCTTTAGTTTTTTTCATTACTGTGCGTGTTTTACCATCTGGACCGGTTTGAGTAACTGGACGCTTTAAAGCTGATGTTGTAGTTTCATCAAGCGCTACTTCTTCATTCTTTTTTTTACGAATCATGGCTAGATCATGACCATCAATTTTACCGTTTTTGTTATGGTCAATTTTCTTTTGCTTATCAGAAAGTTCTTCTTTTGCTGGAACTCTTGCTGTTCCCGTTAGTTTAGCAACGGCATCGCTTGTTCCCGCACGACGGCGAATAAGCTTAGCAATACCTTTTTTGCGTTGCTGTTCATAACCTTTTTTGACATCAGGAGACGCACCCGCTTGACCCATGCTGCCTGTAGCAATTTGGTCACCAGCATGAGCTGTATCCATTTGTGCCTTTTTAATATAACGACCTGCTAGCTTTTTTGAAATCTCGTCAATTTGCTCTGCTTCTTCTTTTTTCTCCCAAGGAGCTTTTTTCAAAGTAACTGCCTTTTTGCCTTTTTCAGAAGATGCTGATGCTTTAGCAAGTTTTTTCATAATAGAAGCTTGTTTATTTTCAACAACAGTTTCTTCAGTAGCCATACCCGTCATTGTTTCAGCAGTCGCATAGCTATAAAGAGTTTGCATTTCCTTAGCAACACCAGCTAATTTGTTTTGAAACCATTCTTCTGGATCATTTGTTGACTGGACATACTTTGCGATACCCATCATGTTGTGGGACATAGCACGTAACGCGCCCATCATCATTGGTTTTTCTTGTGAAGGATCTTCTGATAATTCAACTTTTTCTGTTTCTTCACCAATAGTTTCAACCGCTGGCTCTTTTTTAGCATATGCAGCATCATACTTAGTGGCATCTGGTTCAGCGGATTTGCCTGAAGTTTTTCCAGCGATATCGCCCGTAAACTGATGGTCTAATGCAACTGGATGTTGCTTAACTTCATAAGTGTGCTGGTCAATAAATCGCTGTTCATCCGGAGAAATAGGTTTAGCTACTTCGCTGACCATTTGTTTAAAGGATTTCATTTTAGTCTCCTAAGATTTGTATTAGTTTTAATACTATTTATCCATTTATATTATTTGCTGACGATTCTTGCTCTTGCTCCGGAGCATCATCGTCATCTGGCTCTTGTGCGGCAGCCAAATCAGCTTCTTCTTTTGATTCGGCCTCTATTTCTTTTTTCATCTCTTTGATTTCATCTTCAGACATACGCAGTACGTTTTTACGTACCCAGTCTCTGGAATAATAAACACCAATCGCGTCTTCGACGTCACGTAAGGTTGTGAGTCTTTCGCGCTGAATTTCTGTTTCTTTAAGTTCTTCAAAATAATTGTCTTGAATAAAATCGTATCTAAGATCGTTTTTGATTTCAATAAACTCTTCTGGTGTCATAATACCTTTAAGCACTAATTGCTTTTCAAGTACCTGAGTAAAGAGAGTAGAAAAACGAGATCTTACTCTTTTAATGAATTTACCGAACTTCATTTCATCACGGGTAATTTCGGAAACACGACCAAAGGAATACATAGTTTCTGGCTCTAAACGAGACAATGGAACTTTCAATGCTTTGAATAGTTTACGTTGGAAGTACTGAAGGTTTTGATCGTCAGTTAATCCAGCAGCTGAACCACCAGCCATAGTATCAACTTCGGTTGTTCTTTCACCACCACGACGTGGGAACCAGAAGTCTTCTGTCATTGTCATCATTTTACGTGAGTCTGTGATTTCACCAGTAGAAGAGTTATATTGTAACTTGTTCTTATGGCGAACCATCATATCTTTTATATACTGCTCAGCTTTCGATTTAGGAAGGTTGCCAACGTCAATATAAAAAACTCGTCTTTCAGGAGCTCGTGTAATAGTGTAAATGATTGTTGCATCTTCCAACATCCTTAATTGGTTTAACGGTTTAATAGCACCATGTAAATAGGATAAAACAAGAGCATTGTTTTCGCTCATTAAGCCTGAAGTTACTCTAGCTATTGAGTCTTTTGCAATCTTAAACCCTTGAGTTCCTGACTGCATAGTACCTTTATTACCACCAAAGCCATTTTCAGAATACATGTAGTATTCGGCTTTAGTTTTCTTTATTGGAATACCTGAGTGTGGATCCTTATCTTTCTTATCCATTTCACGAATAAGCTTAAGTTTTCTAGGATCAACATAACGGAGCTCTTTAATGCCCGCTTTAATATCTTCGTTATCAATAATAACGTGATAGTTAATTCTTCCATCAACATAGAATTTGCTGAACATGTCATAGCCTTGAGCCGTAAAGTCAAATAGGCTCATTATGCTATCAAATTCTTCTTGAAGTTTATCTTTTACTTTGTCAGGCAAGTCAACGTCATCTAATAGTAATTCGACGACTTTATCGTCAATGTCAACACTAATAGATTCGTTTACGATTTCGTCTACAGCCTGAGCAATCTCTGGATGCATAGCTAAAGCACGATAACGGCTTACTAGCTCTGATTCTGTTTTAGCAGTACCTTCCATATCTAGAATAGTACTATAGAACCCGCCCATAGCATTACCGCTGACAGTGATAGCACCATCATCGTTAATAGGTTCCGCGAATGAGGTTAATGGTTCAACCTCATCCGCTTCCCGTTTAATTTCAAAACCAAAAATTTTCATTTTGTCACTTTCTCATTATATATTATGTAGTCGGTACGCCGGTATTTCCTTCAACTCTCCATAAATCATACTGGAATGTTACAGAAAATTCTTCAATTGAATCTGTCTGTGACCAATCCATTTGGATACCTTCAACGCTAATTGGGAACATACCTTCGAAAACGTATGTACGTAATGGTGAACCGTCTTTACTGTACTGGGTAATTTGACCAGTAGACTTATATTGTTGTGGTAACCCTCTTGAGTTTGAATCGTGAGAGTTAATAAAGTTCATCCATTCTTCCATAGCGTTACGAATGGCGAAATCTTCGTCGTTGATAATTGTGACCGTCCAGTCGGCAAATGTTCTATCACCAGCATATTTGACCTGGCGCCCGAAGTAGGGCACCGTATATTGGCCAACAGTTGAT